CATCGGCGACGTCATGTGGCCCACCTCGGTGTGGACGTACAGCCAGATGCGCCGCGACCCCCGCCTCACCTCCATCCTGCAGGCGTACACGCTGGTGCTGCGGCACGCGACGTGGCAGGTCAACCCGGCCGGCTGCCGCGACGAGGTCGCCCAGTTGGTTGCCGACGACCTTGGCCTCCCGATCCTCGGCGACGACACCCCCGGCCCCGCGCGGGTGCGTGGCGTGTCGTGGCCGCAGCACATCCGCATGGCCCTGCTCGATTTGGTGTACGGGCACATGGGGTTCGAGTTGGCGGCCGAGATCCGCGACGGGCAGGCCCGGCTGACGACGCTGGCTGAGCGGATGCCGTCGTCCATCTCGCAGATCCACATCACGACCGACGGGGCCGGTTCGTTCGACGGCATCTCGCAGTGGTCGATGCCCGGGGACAGCAACATGCGGCCGGACATTCCGGCGAACCGGATGGCCTGGTACGCGCACGAGCGCGAGGGCTCGCAGTGGCAGGGGCACAGCCTGCTCCGGTCGGCGTATGCGCCGTGGCTGCTCAAGCGGGAAATGCAGCGCGTCCACGCCACGAGTAACCGCAGGTTCGGGATGGGTATCCCGGTCGTGCGGTGGCTGCCCGGCACGTCGCCGACCCCGGCGCAGCACCAGGCCGCCCAGCAGATCGCCGAGACGATGCGCTCCGGCGACCAGGCCGGCGCAGCACTGCCCCCCGGGGCGATCATCGAACTGGTCGGGCTCAGCGGCTCGGTGCCGGACACCCAGGGCTTCCTGGACTGGCTGAACAAAGAGATGGCGGTCGCCACCCTCACCCAGTTCCTCGACCTCGGCACCAGCAAGTCCGGGTCGCGCGCGCTCGGTGAGACGTTCGTCGACTTCTTCATGCTCGCCGTCCAGGCGTTGGGTGACGAGACCGCCGACACCGCCACCCGGCAGATCTCCGCCCGGCTCGTCGACTGGAACTGGGGCGAGACCGAGCCGGTTCCGACGATCGAGGTCGTCGACGTCGGCTCCCGGCAGGAGGTCACGGCCGAGGCCATCAACCAGTTGCTGCTGGCCGGGGGCATCACCCCGGATCCGGCGCTCGAGGCGGAGCTGCGCAAGAAGTACGGGCTTCCTCAGCGGGAGACCCGCATCGCCCAGCTGCCGGCTCCGGCACCGACCGGCACCCCGGCACAACCACCGAGCCCGGCCCCGGTGGCTGCGGGCGCGGACCGTACCGCGGACATCCTCGCCCACGTCAACGCCCACCCCGCCGGGGTACGCGCCGTCGACGTCGAGCACCGCTACGGGCACACCGCCCGCCGTACCCTCGCCCGCCTGTGCAACGCCGGCACCATCGGCCGCGCAGCCCGGGGCCTGTATGTCCCAATGGCAGCGTCGGGACAGTCGGGACAGGGGACGGGACAGTTCAGTCGGGAACCGTCACCTGAGGAGGAAGCCTCAGGCGTCGACTTCACCGCCCACGCGGCCGACCACCAGCAGGCGCTGGACCAGCTGCTCACGGAGTGGCAGGGGCAGGCTCAGCCGATCGCCGACGACCTGGCGCAGGACGCCGGCCAGCAGGATCCGACCGGTACCGGTCAGCCCACGGCCGACTCGGCGGCGCTGGCTGCGGTGCTGCTGGCGGCGATGACCGCGCTGGCTGCCCTCGCGGCCGCGGCGGTGGTGGCGGAGGCCGCACACCAGGGCGTCGACATGGCCACGCCGGCGGTCGCCGGGCTGCCCGAGCTGGCGACGACCGCGTCCGGGATCGCCGGGCAGGTCGTGGCCGGGCTCGGGTCGGCAGCGTCCAAGGCGGCGATGACCGCCGCAGCAACCGGAGCCGACGTCACCACGGCCGTTGAGCAGGCGCTGGCGCCCTCGGTGGCCACGGCCCCGGCGTGGGTGCGGGACAACCTGTCGCAGGCGCTGAACGTGGCGCAGGCGGCCGGCCGGAACACGGCCATGGTTGCTGCCCCGGCGGCGGCCCGGTACTACGCGTCCGAGGTGCTGGACAAGAACACCTGCAACCCCTGCTACGACGTCGACGGCAAGGTGTTCCTGGACCTGGCGGCGGCGCAGCGGGAGTACGCGTTCGGCGGCTACCGCTACTGCGAAGGCGGCCTGCGCTGCCGGGGAATTATCCTGGCGCGCTGGTCCTAGGCGATGTGCGCCCAGGTCACGCGCCGGACGATTGCCGAGATCCCCGACTGGCTGGCTCCCAGTCTGCGGGCGATGCTGCCTTGCGACTCGCCGGCCGCGAAGGCGGCGCGGATGGCGCGGACCTCGCTGGGCGTCCAGCGCGCCCAGCCGTTGTCCTCGCCCCTCGCAGTGCGCTCCGGATGCGTATGGCGACCGTTCCGTAGTCCCCGGGCGCGCTTGTGCGTACCTGCCCGGGCGCGTCCCTTGCGGTTGCGGTCTGCCATGTTGTCGGCGTTCGTGCCGATGAACAGGTGGTCGTACCGGACGCAGGGCGGGTTGTCGCAGGTGTGAAGCACCTGCATCCCGTCGGGGATGGTGCCACCGCCGAGGACGAACGCGACGCGGTGTGCGGGCACCTCGCTGGTGTTCGCGCCGTCGGGGCGGAAGCGCCCGTAACCGTCGGAGTCCCGGCGAGCGGTCCAAAGGTGACAGTCGCCTGATCTGTCGATCTTTATCTCGAACCGTTGTGCCGCAGTCGAATTGAGTCGAAGGCTCATCGGGCGATGATACCACGGCAGGGGGTCCGATGGCCGACCTCCTGGTGCCGCCGGCCCCGGCGCTGTCCACGGTGCCCGGCGTCGAACTCATGCGGGCCGGCACCTGGAACATCTCCACCGGCCCGACCACCTTCACCGCCGACGACCTCACCGCCGCCGTCGCCGCCCTCGACTGCCCCGGGGTACGCCGGCCGATCATCAAACTCGGCCACATCGACCCCCGGTTCGACGGCGAGCCGGCGATCGGCTACATCGCCAACATGGCCACCACGGCCAGCGCGTCGGTGCTGGTCGGCGACTACGCCGGCATGCCGGGGTGGCTCACCCCGGAGGTGTTGGCGTCGGCGTGGCCGGACCGGTCGATCGAGGGCGAGTGGAACTGGCGCTGCCAGATCGGCCACCTCCACCCGTTCGTGGTCACCGCGGTCGCGCTGCTCGGCGTCAGTCTCCCGGGGATCGGCGGCCTGGAGTCCATCCAGGACGTCGCCACCCTGTACGGGGTCGCTGCGGCTGCGGGCGGGGACGGTACCGGGTTCGTGGTGCGTGCCTCGGACTTCGAGACGCTGCACCCGCGCGGGGAGCATGGCCACTTCCGCACCAAGGTCAGCTCGAAGGTGGCCAAGCTCGAGGCCGGCATCGTCAACATCACCGGCTACGACGACAACACCGTTGACCTGGACTTCGTCGTCGACGGCGAGCCGGTCGTCACCACGCTCACCTCCGACGCCGCGTACAGCCTCAGCCTCGCCGTCACCGGCTTCGACGAGGAGGACGACGGCTGGACCACCCGCATTCCCAACGGCAACCACACGATCGTGGTCACCCGGGAGAGCGACACCAACGCCGTCGTCGACTTCGGCGACGGATCCGGCATCGAGATCAGCCCCGACGACGGCAACAAGCTGGCCCAGAAGCTCGAAGACGTGTCCGGCGACGTCCAGCAGCACATGGACTCGGTGATCCCCGAGGACTCCTACGCGGAGATCGGCGGCTACACCCACATCCTCGGGTACCCCGACGGGACCCTCGGCCTGCTGGGCTTCGCCGACCCGGGGGACTCCGAACCGACGGCCGAGCGGCGGCTTAGCCAGCCCGATGCGCTGAAGCTGGCCAACGCCCTGATCAAGGTCAACAACGCTCCGGCGTCGAGCACCGGCACGACCGTCCAACTCTCAGACGGGCCGATCGAGATCCACAAGCTCTTCGACGGCGAAATCCGGATCGACCTTGACCCAGCCAATTCGACCGACACCGCGCTGTCCGATCAGGTCGTCGACATCGAGGGCAAGTACGCGAAGAACACCCTGGCTGACCTGTTGGCATTTGCCAAAACGGGTCGGAACGTCCTCGCCTCAAGGAGCGCCATGCCCGCACCGAACAGCGTCCCGGTCGCGGCCGGTGTGTCCGTAGAGGACGTCCGCCGTGCCTATTACGACGGCCCCGGCGGCCACGAGTACGACGCCTGGATCTGCGAAGTCCTCCTGGACCCGATCCAGCTGATCATCTCGGGCGACTCCGGGTACCAGCGGGTCGACGTCACGGTCAACGCCGACGGCACGATCACCTTCGCCGCCCCCGTGGCAGTGCAGATGACGTACACGCCGGTGCCCGCGGGCGACGGCTCCACCACCGTCGCCGCGTCGCGGATCGTGTTCGCTTCCCGGGCCGAGTCCCGCCCCCGCCGCATCGCCCGACGCGCTGCGGCCACCACGCCCCCGGCATCCGAGCCGGGTACAACCGAAGGAGGAGAGCCCGTGGCTCTCGATCTCGACGGTCTGCGCTCCCGGCTCGGCCTTGCCGCCGACGCCGACGAGGCGACCATCCAGGAGGCGCTGATCACGCGCCTCGACACCCCACCGGAGCCCACCCCGGCGCCGGTACCGGTCGCCGCAGCTGCGCTGCCGGCCGGTGTGGTCACCATCGACCAGGCCACCCTCGACGAACTGCGCGGCCAGGCCACGCAGGGTGTCCAGGCCCGCGCCCAGCAGCTCACCGAGCGCCGCGACCGGGTCATCATGGCCGCGGTCCGCGACGGGAAGATCACCCCCGCGCGGAAGGCCCACTGGGAGGCATCCTGGGCGGCCGACGCCGAGGGTGCCGAGCAGGCCCTCGCGTCCCTCGCCCCCGGCCTGGTGCCGGTCGACGGACTGCGCGGCGAGGTCGGCAGCGACACCGACACCAACTCTGACGACGCGGTGTACGCGTCCCTGTTCGGCAAGGAGGGCTGAGCCGTGGCTGACTACACCCCGATCTTCTTCCCCGGCTCCTCGGCCACCATCAAGGCCTCGGCCACCATCGTCGGCGGGAACCTGCTCGCCGTGTCCGGCGTCGGGACTGCGGCCCCGGCCGGCGCCAACGCGGGCAACGTCATCGGCGTCGCCGCCTCCGACGCGGCAACCAACGAGACGGTCACCTACTTCACCGAGGGCGTCCACGAGCTGGTCACCTCGGGTACCGTCACCGCGGGCGACATCGTCGTCGCGGCCGCTGGCGGACTGGTGTCCACCCTCGCGGTGGTGACGACCCCGACCCCGGCGGACGTCACCAACACCCGCGGCATCGTCGGTGTCGCGCTCACCACGGCGACCACCGGGCTCAAGGTCCAGGTCCAGGTCCGGCTGTAAGGGGATACGACAAACATGCCAGTCACCTACCCGGCGCCGCCGCCGACCCTGAGCGGCGACCTCCTCACCATCAGCCGGTTCCTGAACAGCCCCACGCTGGTCACCCGCCGGCTCCGCACGCTCATCGAGCAGCGGTTCATCTCCGACGCCATCCTCACCGCCCGCATCGACGTGCAGGGCGGCGCGGTGCTGTACGAGCAGTCGGAATCCGTGTTCGCCGACCGGGCACCGACCGCGATCGACCCCGGTTCCGAGTACCCCATGTCCGGGGTGTCCCTCGGTGCCGCGGCTGTCGCGTCGGTGGTCAAGTGGGGCGAGGACACGTTCGTCACCGACGAGTCGATCAAGCGGCAGGGGTTCAACCCGGTACAGCGGGCCCTCACGAAGCTGATCAACCAGACGGTGAAGACGATCGAC